ATCAATTTCAAAAACTAGACGCTCTGCATTCTTAGGTCTAATTGTTAATGGCTTACCTTCTTCCATTACTGCGGCTTTATTTACAAATACGTGTCTACGTTTTCCAGTTGAATTTGGAACCATAGATCTAGATGGCAATAACTCATAATTGATTCTAAAAGATAATCCGTCTTCAGATATCTTGTTTAATTTAAAAAGTCTTGCAGATTTATTTCCAGTCTTTTTCCACTCATAAACATGGTGAAGAGATTTAGGTTTTGATCTGGCAAGGGCATCTATATAGTTTCCAAAATCAATATTTATCTGATCAAATATAATTTTTGTAAATGCCGTTTTAAATCTGTCATTAGTTGTAAGCTTAGATATCACTGCTGCCTCATAGTATACAAATGCTGACACCTGAGCTACTGTGCTATCCTTTAGGGGCCCGTTTTGATTTGCGTACATCATTCTTTCTAGTCCGCTTGCTGCCTGAACCAACATTCCGCTATTGTCCAATTTGCTGATTCTCCGATCTCTTCATAGATGAGTTATACGCTATCACACGCCCAAATGGATCTGTAACTGGAGTTGTACCCATAACTTCAAATACGGTTGGCGTTTCGTTTGGAAAGTTTATTTCAGTCCATATAGTATTGCCTTCGGCATCTCTTATGTTTGTAATCTTTTCTCTAATAGTTAATCTTTCTGCAGTTCTTACTTGAACGACCTGATCGTTTAAATACTTGTTTGAAAAGATTTGCTTGTCACTAGAGCGAGTTGTTGCAGAATTACTGATAACTCCTTTTGCATGGCAGGGTATTGTTTTATAATAATTCCACTCTCTTACTATTGCCCCAGTATCTGAATCTTGAATTTCAGATTGCCTATAAACATCTAGATTCATAGACAAGACAGAGTCTACGATGCTATTCATTATATGATCTCTACTTTAGTTGTTAAGACATAGTCAGCCAAAAGAGCATCTGCGTATGCATTTCCTGTCCCAGTGTATGCATTTCCCGTATATTCAAAATCCCAGTCAAAGGTCGATATTGTCTTTACATACTTATTTCTCCACATAATATCTTTAGAAAAATAATCTTTCATTAATTCTATGCCCGCAAGTTCTACGTTATCTGGAACCCTTTCCCATCCAAATTTACCTTGAACCTTATATGCAACCTTATCTTGAAAAACTCCAGATGAATCATGAATGCTTGGCGGTACCATTCCGTTAGCAGTATACACAGTATTGTCAAGTAAGCCAGCTCTATTAATTTTAAGGCCATATCCGCTTTCAGAAATTTCAACTGGATAGTTCCAGTTATTTATTTGATTAAGATTATCTATTAATAGAATTCCGTTAGCATGCAGTTTTTGAAGACTATATATTTTTGCTGTAAGAGGAAGTGTATCTGAGTCATGACCGTAAACTAATTGTAAATCATCATATAGGTAAAATTTTTGTCCAGTAAATTCTTCTATTTGTTTTCTAGCATATCTTTCTGCCTTTAACAAATCCCTATAGGATCTATAGTTTGGATCAGAAGAGTCTGTGCTAAATCCTAATTCAGCAACATGATTAAAATCAATATATGGGGTTACTACGAATACTTCGTCGTATCTAGCAACACCTGCTCCACTTATCTGATATTCCCATTTCAATCTTAATGTTCTATTTCTATTGGTATATGAGTATGGAACATATACCGTATAAGACCCAGGATTGTTTTCATCTGCTACAGAACTTAATGTGGCCAGAATTTGTGTTGGACTAATAGCAGGAATAATGGATGGGTCATTAGTAACATCAAATAGTTTTACTGTTGGAAGGGCGTCGGCCTCTACAATATCTCCATTCCAAAACACATTGTGTGTTATTGGAGATTGTGAATTTATTAATACTTCTGCCATTTCAAAAGCCGAAGATTAGCTGTAATACTCCTGAACTTCCTTTGGAGTTGCTAATCTAAAGCCCTCCTCCTTATCAAAAATTTCTTGTGCCTTTTCTTTATTCATTGCTATAAAAGGGTGCTCTTTAGTAAATGTAAACCCCTGAATGTCATATCTAAAGTTAGCTCTTGTCATTCTTACTAATACTGTGTTCTCTGGTTGATCCGCCTTTGGATCAAACTTTGGCAGGTTTTCTACTGACATATCTTCTTCTTCCATCTTATCCATGGTCTTGTTATATACAGACCAAGTAACGCCTTCTTCTGCGAGGGCCGCAATAACGTCGGCTTTGTTCTTTAAGCCATCTGTATTAACTGCAAAATCTTCTGCAATCTGCTTTAGCTCAGATACTTTTAATGTCTCAAATGACATATAAATCTCCTATTTCTACTCCAAACAATTATAGCATTAGTAAATTAAAATGAAAAGCCCCCAAAAAATTGGGGGCCTTTCGATGATCTAAATCCTATTAATTAGGAAGCGACCTTAACGTTCTTAACAACGACCCAAGCGTCTGCTTGTTCGATCTGGACGCCTACACGAGTATACATTGTGTACTCGATAGAGTCCTTACGTGGCCAGAAGAAACGGTAAACAGTTACATCACGCTTGATACCAATAACTACGTTATTTGGGAATGTCAAGTGGATATCTCCGTGATTACCAGTCTCGCCTGTATAAGTGCCATCTTGTGCCTCTGGAAGAAGTGGAACTTCGACAATTGGAATACCAAATGCGAATGGTGCCACATATCCTGCTGGGCCACCTAGTGGCTGCACGCCTTGTCCACGGATAACGCTTGATGCGATATCTTGTGGGTTAGCTGATCCATCTGCACCCAACAATGATGTTGAATATAGATAGTCCTGAATCAAGTTTGAACCTGATAGGAAGCGAAGGTCTGCACGACGTTGCTTATACTTACGTGGAAGAGCCTTAAGTGCACTGTTAAATACAGCACGGCTTACTGCAGCTCCACCAGCATCGACAACGTGACCGTTGAGCTTAGCTTTCTTTACGACACCATCAAATGCGCTGTATAGCGGATCGGTGGTGACTGATGCATTTCCGTTAAGAACTACATCTTCAATGTCGTTACCTGCTTGTGTTGCCATCATTCTGGCAATATGATCTTCGAGATCAGCACCTTCAATATTATCTTCTAGAGATTCTGTTGAAAGCTCCCAATCTAGACGAAGCTTCTTTGTTGAAAGAGAGATCTTGGAGAAAGTGACAGCTGCGTTTGAAGCAGTGTCAGCTCCTTCATTGGCAACCTTCATAAGTTTTTCGCCAACTGACATACGATCAATCTCAGTAGTATCGGCTCTCATTCGGACGGTACGTGCGACTTTACCAATTACGGTAGCATCGAACATGTAGTCTAGGAAGCGAGCTGATTGTTCTGGGTTTAGAAGACCACCGTTACCAGCTTCACGTCCTACGTGTACACCAGTTGTTGGTGTACCAAGAGATGCGAAAGAGGTTGTTGCAGTTGTACCTGCAGCAATGGCCTTTTCTAATGTTTCATTACTCATTTTATATTTTCACCTACCTTTTTTAGTTAAAAATTTCATTTACGGAACCGAGGAAAGAACCGTTCCACTTTGATTTTTTGATTGTTACTTCCTGAGACCCGCCAAGGTCCGAGGACTTCTTAATTGCAGTCTCTGATTCTACTGCATCGACACGCTTTTGTACGCCATCAGTCGTGTTTCTGATATCTTCTACAGCCTTTGAAAGTGCTGCATATTGTTCTGCCAATTCTGAAATTCGACCATCTACGCTCTTGCTGAAGGATTCAACTGTTTCTTTAATAGCTGATACCTGTGCTGCATTTGCTTCTGATGCCTTATTTAACGTTTCTGAGAAAAAGCCTTTTAGATCGCCAAGCATCTTTGCAAAATCAGGTTCATCAACCACAACTTCGGATACGTCGGCTGCTTTTTCTAGAGTCTCGGCAGAAGCGTCGGCTGCTGCATCTGCAGTAGCTTTTTCAACAACTAGTGCTTCCTCTGCAGGAGCAACTGCTGCTGTGTCTTCTACGGTTGCTTCTGGTGCTACTGCATCTTCTGCAACTACATTTTCTGTATTCTCTGACACTTCTTTACCTCCTTCTATGTCTGCCTGTTTTGCAATTTGTGTTTCAGGCAATGACAATCTTGACTTTTTATGTAAATCAAGAATCTTATCTATTTCTTTTGCTTTGTTAACATCATTACTCTCTACCCATCCGATTAGCTCCGCTGGCTTTCCAGTAACTGGGGAGTCGTAAGATGATTCTGTTGAAATAAAAACAGAATCGCTTTCTGCACAATAAAAAATATTTTCAGTTTTTGTTTCTGCTGCAATTCCTTTGAACATTAGCTGGCCATTCTTTTTTTGAATAGACAAAATATTGCAAAGTTCGTTTGCTGGTGCATCTACTACAGAAAGCTCCATCAAAGAATATTCTTTAATAAATCTTACTGGTTTACCTGTAGACTTATTTACTTCGTTTTCTGAGTCTACAATTTTTCCGCCAATTGAAAATCCTGATAAAGTTCCGTCTAGAATTTTTTCCCAAGTGTCTTGTGCGCCCTTTGAGATGTATGCATCTACATAAACACCATTATAAAATTCTTTTGTTGATGGATCATAAAACATTTCTGGCTTAAATGATACCATTTTACCAACTGCATTTGATCCATGCATTTCACGAATGTTGCCACGAAAACTCTCAAATGCTTTTATTGAAGCTTCTGCAACAACTACATCGCCAGTCTGATCTAGATTATCTAGAGTAGCAAAGCCAGATACCGTACGCTTTTCACGGTTGACTTTTGTAAACGGCACGGACAACGTAATGCTGTCGTCATGCGAAGACCAAAGAGATTTCTCAATATTCATATAGTTAATTTTATAACGTTATTGTATATAAGGCAAATAATCAGTTGAGTAGGGTTAGTCTACCTGTCGCCCATCCCCCTGAGCATTTCGTCCTTCTCCAGAAACGTCTGGGGAATTTGCCGATCTCTCAGAATCTCTAGACCTAGTTTTACCAGCCTGTGCCCTAGCCTCTGCCTGTTGCTGTGGCTTTAATTCAACAACTTTATCTCCACCCTCAAGAGGAACCATTCCCATTCTAATTCTAACTTCATTAGGGGTAATTACCTGCATCCTTAAATATCTTTCGTCAATTTTAGACTGGGTATCTTCGTCAGTAAGAGTAAGCTCATTAAATTTAAGAATTAAGGCGTCAGTCATTTCCTCAATAATTTTATTTAATTTCTTTTCTAAATTCGCTTGGGCTGGACGACACACCTGCTCTCTAAAAGTTTTATCAGCATCTCGTGCTACCGCCAAGTTGACTCCTTCAGGAGTTCCAATTTTATTAATAGGTACACGGTGAGATAACAAAATTTCATCTCTATTAGATTTACGATATACGTTAAATGAAGACTCTTGAGTACCTGCTTCGATTGGCTCCATCTTAAACTCAACCTTTGAATCTGGT